TTAATGCCATTCGGCATACAGACAAGATGCGGTTCAAAGAATACCCAGAAGCAGCGGATTCAGACGCCGAAGAGTTTTCCATTAGCCAAACTAATAGAGTCGTGAACAACGGCTACTTCGGTTGTGGGATGGTTCACAGGAACTTTGTGCCAGAAGCCATCGAACTGAATCCATTGCCTACTCGCATTTTCGGCATCGGAGCCCACAAGACAGCGACCACGTCGCTGCATAATGCCTTCCAAATACTAGGCTACCCATCAGGACATTGGAAAAATGCACATTGGGCAAAGTCCATTTACAACCAGATCCTCCAGGAAGGACGGTCCCTGACGCTAGAAAAGTGCTATGCACTTTGCGATCTACCGATACCGTTTCTATTTCGCCAGCTCGATGTCGCCTATCCTCGCAGCAAGTTCATTTTGACTACACGTCCCGAGAAGGAATGGCTGGAGTCGGTCAGAAAGCACTGGAATCCAGAGTTCAATCCACAGCAAGTGTATTGGAAGAACGATCCGTTCACTAAGATCATCCATAGGGCCGTGTACGGCCAGAACCACTTCGATCCCGAAGTGATGATCCAAAAGTACCGCCAGCACAACGCAGACGTGCTAGAATACTTTAAGGATCGTCCCGACGATCTGTTGGTGATGGATATGTCAGACACTTCAACGAGCCATTGGGCGAAGTTGTGTCCGTTTTTAGGCGTCCGGGTGCCGGATTGTCAATATCCAACTTCCAATGTAGCCCCGGAAAAACAAACGGAATATGCAATATGATGAGATATTTCCAAACGCTTTGGCTATCGGTCTACTTTTTCTTTGCCGATGAGCTTGGTCTAGCTCCGCATCGGGCTAGACCTAGCGTCCGCCGTCGTAAGAAAAAGACGCGGCGGAGCCGCAGAGCGGAAATTTAGGCGATACCCCGTAGTTAGGCTATAATTACGAAATGACTACTCCTGCCAAATTTGCATACGACGTGTGGGTGGGGAATCACAAGACGTTCCATTGGCGATTCGCAACTTACCTAGACGACACCGAAACCTCAACAACAGCCTACCCTTTGACCGGGGTAACGGTGTTTTTCACCGTTTTTAACGGTGATACGAAACTGGTCGAGAAATCGACCACGGCAGGAACAGTGACGGTTTCCGGCAACCAAGCGTCGGCTACGCTGACGCCGGCAGATACTCGCCTCATAGGCAACGCCGTCTATGAAGACGGCGTTAAGCCGACTTACGAAGTCGAGTTCCGGCAAGCCGGAATAGAGACTACGTGGCTTTACGGTAAACTTAACTTAAAGGGAGGAGATAACGAAGATGCCTGATGTTATCGTAATTCCTGATACAACTAACGGTCCTGATGTAATTGTCATTGTGCAAGAAGGTCCAGTTGGACCGTCAGGCACGGTGATTACATTCGGAACAGCTCCACCGTCTGGCGGCAACGATGGCGATATCTATCTACAGTATTCACCCTAAAGGAATAAAAACGAATGGCGATTCAATTTAATGTTGCGACACGCAACGCACGGCTGGACACAATCGAAAGCACGAACGGAACATCCTGTTCACTGGAGATTCGAAGCGGCACGAAACCTGGTGCTTGTGCTACTGCGACTTCAGGTGGTGCGGTACTTGCAACGATCGATCTTCCATCAAACTGGATGGACCCCGCCAATGCCGGTGCGAAAGCTATTGCAGGCACTTGGCAAGATTTGTCTGCCGATGGTACTGGAACAGCATCGTTCTTTCGTGTTTACAACTCGCAGTCAACCAAGAACGAAACGACTTGCTTCCTCCAGGGTGACGTAGCTGTGTCAGGTTCAGACATGAACGTCTCTTCTGTATCTTTCACGACAGGTCAATCTTTTACTGTCAATAGTTTTACCCTAACAGACGGCAACGCTTAACCATGGACCTAGCCGCTATTAAGACAGAGATTGCCAAGCCTGAGTATGACGGCCTAAACGATGCTGCTATTGCCGATTTGCTCAACGCGAAGACAGTAACACGCAATCGTTTAGTCCCAACGTGGGAAGTCAAAAAGCATGCTATCGAAAACCAGTATTGGTCTGCCATTGTTATGGCTACCGAGCCAGGAAACCCGCTTGCGATACCTGCCGAGAGTCTCGTCACGGTTCGCGGTCTAGCGATTGCGGCAAGAGATTGGATTGACGATGCGTCTGGCAAGATATCGACAATCGATTTTGCTTTAGCCTCAGTTCAGACGCTTGTCGGTGGTTTAGTGCTGACTGGTTTGATGACGCAAGCACAAGCAACATCATTAGCATCACTGGGCAACGAAACGGTTTCGTTTGTTTCAACGGTTGGTGCGGTAAATATTGGTCCTCATCACGTAGGAGAGGCACGCAATGCCCAGTAAAGTTTACAGAGCAGTCGAGACTCCAATCGTCTTTCGCGATAGTCTTGGCGATCGTGTTTTGCAGCTTAAAAATTTAGGCTTTGGTGCTGGTGTAGTATCCGCACAATACGACAGAGGTTCTGGCAGCCAAGCAGAACCACATGAAGTGATTGGAGTTTTTCAGTTTGAAACAGCACCGGCACTTGGTGAAGCTGTTGAGTTGTATTTGTTCCAGTCCGATGGAACCTACATGGATGGGACGCTTGGAACATCAGCAACTTCGCTGTCGCCCGACAAGAGACGCAATGGGATACTCATCGGTGCTGTGATTGTAGACACGACATCGACAGCCACGAATATAGTCGCACGTTTTCAAAACGTACCAATCACCAGTCGATACTATTCCATCGGTGTCTGGAACGCATCGGTAGGTGACAATCTAAAGGACACCGACAACGCTTCAAGAGTCATCGTTACTCCAATGCCACCAGAGGCTCAATAATGCCAGACAACGTAGGATACACCCCAGGAAGTGGGGCAAAGGTAGCAACGAGAGAAGTCTCATACAGCGGCGAAACGGCACTCGTTCAAGTTGTTGGACTGGCAACGGTATCTGGTCCTGACGATGCCACGACTGTTCAAGACGTTAGCTTCTCCAATCCAATGCCGATGGTTGCGAATCAGTCTGATGATTTGCTTCGTATGCTTTCTAGGCTGGTCAAGATTCTCGAATGCAATGCGGTTGTTGACCAGCAACAACGTCAACGGGTAACGATTGATGCGATCACAGGCTCATTGGTGCTCGGCACAGTAAGCACGGTGACCAACATTGGAACACTTAGCACCGTATCAGCACAGACAGCACTTGCCGGTATGGACCGGGAAATGTACATCAACATTGCGAAGAACACCTACGCCAATTCAATCCGATCACAATTATCATTCGTCTAAGGTAAACCATGCCAGCACTCAATAAAAATACATTAACGCAGCAAGTCGATTTACCAACGTGGGAATGGACACGTTTTGCTCCTGCGGTATCGGCAGCGTTATCGTCAACGTGCTATCCCGATAATCCTAACTTTCTACCGTCGCAACACGGTAGGTATATCTACTACCTAATCTCAGCAACACAATTTTTTGTGTACGACACTTACACAGACATGTACATGCAATTGGCTACACCACCAGTTGCTCCCGTTACATTCTCCTCCATGAAGTTTAGCGGAGCTCTAGGCATTGATGGAAGTGTAATCTCAGCAACTGCGACTACGCTTCAAATTCCAGCCGTTTCGATGCAGGCACTTAAAGGCTATGACGTTGTAATCGTATCGGGAACAGGTGCTGGACAACGAAGGACTATCACTGGAGTTGCTGAGCCTGTTGTTCATGATAGTGGTGTGGTGACAGCCGTATCGAATACGCTTGGTTCTCTAAGCATTACCGATACGTTAAAAGCATGGGGTGGCAATCAATATGCGGGCTACACGCTGCGAATCACTGGTAACACTGGTGTGAGTCAGATGCGAAGAATCCTGTCCAACACAGCAACCATTGCAGTGATGGGTGATTCAACTCAGACAAACGAGACTTGGAATAATCCTGCGATATTCTCACCTGCAATCAACGCAACGGCAGGTTCGCAAGCTGCCTATGCTATCGAATCGCAGGTCATAACACTGGATTCTGCTTGGACCGTAACACCTGATTCTACTTCGGTTTTTAGAGTGCAGTCTGGCTTGATTATCTTGGTGTCGAACAGCACGACGGCTCCATTTTTTACAATGCAAGTGTACGACCAATTGACCGATACTTGGTACGTTATGCCTTGTATGCAGAATATTTTTAATGCGGCAGGCAACGATGTCAGCATTGAACGAACTACCGAGAGCTCGTCGATCTGGGAACGTGGCATTGCGGCATCAACCAGCACAAATACTACACTTGTAGATTCTTCGCTTGGTGTTGATAGAGCTTCTTGGAAAATTGACCAATGGGCAGGCTACTGGGTATACATCTACTCAGGTACGGGTGCGGGACAACTTCGTAAGATTGACAGCAATACTGCTAATACGCTAACGTGGACTACTCATATTAGTCCTCACCCAACTGCAACAAGTCGGTATCTAATTCTTGGTTTTGATGCTGGAATTGCAACAGCCGGTTCATCGACAACAATCACCGACTCGACGAAGTCTTGGGAAGTAAACCGTTGGAGAAACTACGTCGTGAGAATCATGGCAGGAACTGGAGCAGGGCAATACAAGCCAATTGCTTCCAATACTGCTACGGCATTAACAATTGTAGGCTCTTGGGCAACCACCCCAGATAACACTTCGGTTTTCACGATTCAAGGCGATCCTGACAAGCTCTACATGCAGCTTGGCTCACTAAACGCATTAGCGATTCATAACATTGATTCGCAAGTGCCAACGTTTGGACGGCAACAAGATTATGGTATTGCAAGAAATGCGGCGGCAACAGTTGAAGGACATTCCGCAGTTGCAATCTCCACGCTTGCCAATGCAACGACAACGGCAACGGTCACAACGGCTCACCCGCACCAATTTAAGGTGGGGCAGTTGGTCACAGTAAGAGGGGCAACAGATGCAAACTTCAACGTCACGAACGTAGCAATTGCAACTGTTCCATCGGGTACTACTTTCACGTATACAATGGCTGGCACTCCAGCAGCAACAACGATTGTTTCATCTCAGACAACAACTGTTCTAGTGGATGCAACAAAGGCTTGGACAACAAACCAATGGGCAGGCCAAACGGTTTACATGTACACCGGCGCGGTTACTGCCGCTAGCGGTTCGGTAGCAGGGCAAGCGTTCCGAATTGCTTCCAACACTGCAACAACTTTGACTTTAGTAGCTACAGCTACGGCACCAACAAACGGGGTTAGTCGATATGCAATTTCGACTTCAACTGCAATCGGTGCGGCTGACTTTGGCGTAGCTACTGGAACTCAATCGGCGACTACGTTGCAAGATACGACCAAGACTTGGGCTGTCAACATTTGGGCTGGTAAGAGATTACGAATCCTGACAACAACGGGATTCAGTGCGGAAGTAAATATCACTTCCAACACTGTAAATACTCTCACTATTCCAACAATCACAGCACCCACAACATTAGTGACTGGCTATGTCATTCTGGAGCAAGCACAGAAGAACCAAGGAGTCTCGATGAATTGGGCCTTTGGTACAAGTGACCTAACGTCTCGTGGAAGATACATGTTCTCGACTCGTGGTGGTGCTGCGGTTGGTTTCGATAGGTACGACTTAGTTACAGATCGAGTCAATCAGATATTTACGTCACCAATCACAGAAACGCTCACGACGGGAACGATGACTGCCTACGACGGTGCAGACCGAATCTACTTTCATAAAGATGCCACGCAGCGGGTAATGTCTCTCAACGTGACGACGATGAACGTAAACGGTGCGAGCATGTATCCATATGCAGCACCAACTGCGGTTCTTGGTAATCGAATGGAGATCATTACAACCAAGGATGGGCTTAAATATCTTTGGCTCAACCGTGCGTCGTTTGCTGAGTGTTTCCGATGTCTCTTGTTTTGGTAACTAATCATGACGATCGATTTTTTGATACGCATACTCACGAATCGGCTTACACGATTACGAGACTCCAAAATCCAAGCGGAAGCTAACGGAGACTTGGAAAGAATTGTTGATCTCGACTTAGAGATTAACGAAACGCAAGCGACACTCACGCAGTTAAGCAGCCTGTAAGGGTAACCGATGCTTTTAACCCTACTCTCACCACAGACATCTACCTTAACGGGTACGATGTCGCAAACTCTAGACGGGGCAACACTCGTCTCTAGCGGGGAGTTGGTTACGCCGAGCACCTCGTCTGCCATTCTTATCCCAAGCTCGAACAACCCGAGCTACCGCAGCGGGTTCTATTCTCCGAAACGCGGTGGCACACCGAAGTATCCAAGTCTATGGGACGGGTGCGTCGGTGCTTGGGCACCTTCGCTGGGGCAGTCGGGGTTGACAAGTATTTTTGATCAATCGCTGTATCAAAATCACGGAATCACAAGTTTAGCCAGTTCTGATTGGGTTGTTAGCGGCGGGGCAACAGCATTAAATCTAAATGGTACAGGCACTACAATTACTAATGCCTTGCGTACTATATCTGGTAACCTGACTCTATCTTTTTGGTTCTACAATACGGGAAATTTTACTGCTTACGCAACACCGTTTGACAGCGGTGTGTCACATTCAACTCGTGCCTGTTCTGTGTTTTTTGGTCCCAACAACAATTCAGTTTACTGTGCTTTTGGAGAGCCTGTCGGTGGTTCTGCCGTTGGTTCAGGTATGAATATGCAGCTGAATACATGGACTCACCTAGCAGTGACCGTAAGCGGAACGACTGCGACTATTTACAAAAACGGCGTATCGTTTGGTTCAGCTAGCTCGAATGTGGTTGGTTCAACATGGACAAATAACAGGTCAATTAGTATTGGAACGAATCCATCTGGTGGGGGGGCATCGTTCCAAGGTAATGTCGATGACTTCCGTTTGTATAACAGAGTTTTGTCGGTACGCGAAATCCAACTCTTTGCCAGAAAACGCGGCATCGCATACGAGCGTGCAAGCAGAAAGCTATCTGTCTCTTCTGCTCCTGCTCCTACTGGTTCGGTATCGAGCACGTTAGCCAACGCCACCCTTTCCTCGTCGGGCACGTTAGCAAGTGGGTTGTCTGGTACGGTATCGGCAGTGCTAGCCGATGTTAGCTTGTCCTCAACAGGTACGCTTGCGTCTGGTGCAACGGGCACACTAACAAGCACGCTGGATGCAGCAACAATAGCTTCCACTGGCACGGTCGGAAGTGGAGTAACGGCAACAGTATCGGTTACGCTAGCAGCGGCAACGGTATCGGCTTCTGGTACGCTTGAGGCTGGCTTAACTGGTAGCACCAATAGCACACTCACAAACGCAACGCTATCGTCTTCGGGCACTGTCGCTGCGGGTGCTTCAGGTACGGTAACGCGTACACTGGACAACGCAACGCTATCAGCAACAGGTGGTGCGGCTGGTTCCGTAACTGGTTCAGTTTCGGCAAGCCTAGCGGCTGTTACTTGCTCGGCAACCGCAACGCTTGCGGCTGGACTAAGTGGTAGCGTCACAAGAACACTCGCTGACGTTGTAGCGTCGGCAACTGGCACATTAGCTGCCGGTGCATCAGGTAGCGTCACACGAACACTCGCAGATGCTACGTTATCGTCCACTGGTTCTTTCAGTGCTGGGCTAACAGCACAAGTCAACCGAGCACTTGATTCGTGCGTTGTATCGTCATCTGGTACAGTCGCAAACGGTGCTACTGGTTCGTTATCAGTTCAGCTTGCATCGGCTACGTTGGTTAGCGGCAATGTTGCTCTGGGTGGCTTCCGGCTAAAGGTTGCGGGTGAATGGAAAGATGCGATGGCATTTGTAAAAGTAACCGGCACTTGGAAGAGTGCAACACCTTTCGTAAAAGTCAGCGGGGTTTGGAAACAGTGACTTCTGACGCCGATTTAAGCTGGCAAATATATCGTGCAACGCTAAAGCACGGCGACGAAGCCAAAGTAGCCGAGTCCCTCGGCCTATCGCCGTTCGCCTTGAAGCAATTGTTAGCTGACGATCCCGTATTGCGGAACGCAATGGATGCTGCCTTAGCTGACCGGTTGCCGGCAGTTCTAAACGACTTGTCTGAGGAATCAAAAGCAATCTGGGCCAGTTTGTCGGGTCCGGTTACGGACGACGCCAAGCAAGCGGCTATGATTGCTCTGGCAGGAAAAGGAGAACGGGAGCGTAAGAAGCTGTTGGCCTGGGCTTTGCTAAACAATAATTTTGATGTAACCGGGGCTTGCCGTAATCTCAAGATAGCAATCCGAGAATTCGAACGCTGGAGTAAGAATGATCCAGAGTTCGCTGAGATGATTGCCGATATCCAGGCAGCCAAGCGGCATTTTGTCGAAGGCCGGTTGATGGGGCTTGTGTCGGCAGGATCGGAAAAGGCAACTTTATTCGCTGCGGAACGCCTGATGAAAGATGTGTACGGTAAAGTCCTAACCGTAGAAGGAAATGTGAATATGCATCACAGTACCATCGACTTAGGCCGACTGCCTATCTCAATTAAAAGCAGAATCTTCGAGTTACTCGAAGAAGCGAGCGTCATTACTCCGGACGGCTTAATTTCTTATGACCTAGTCGCAGAAGACGTAAAAAGACTGAATTAACTAGACTTCTGCGACGATTTCTGTTAAAATGCGAAGAGCCGAAAGGTGTTCACCCTTTCGGCTCTTCTAAACACAAACGATAGGAAAAGTATCATCTATGTCTAATTACATTCTAATACACGGCATCCGTATTGCCAAGACTTTCGAACCAGAAACCTTCGGTCGTCTCACGACCATCGGTCCTCGGTTTCTGCTTCCAGTAGGCACAAAATGGGAATATGCGCCTCGCCAAGTCTGTAGGTGTGTCTGCGGCAATATAACCATAGTGCACTCCGCTAGCCTAATAACAGGAAACACAGAGAGTTGCGGCTGCAAACACAAAGAAAAAGTATACAGACATGGAGGAGTATCAGGTCGCAACAGGTCTGAGTACGCCAGTTATGTTAGTATGTTGTCACGATGCACGAACCCAAACACCAAAGATTATCCAAATTACGGAGGACGCGGAATCCGCGTCTGCGACCGATGGCGAGAACCCAACGGCCAAGGTTTCCTTAATTTCCTTTCAGATATGGGAGCAAAACCATTCAAGAATTTAACTGTAGAACGGAAATTAGTAAACGGTAATTATTGCCCAGAAAACTGCTGTTGGGCTACGAATACAGAGCAAGCCAGAAACAGGCGAAGCAACCTGAACTTAACTCACGACGGAAAGACTCAGTGCTTAACTGCCTGGGCTGAAGAACTAGGCATGACGCGAAGCACACTGAAAAGCCGTCTACAAAGGGGTTGGTCAATCGAAGAAGTATTGACCGCCCCCGTTCGCAAACCTAAACAAAGTCCGAAACCGTGAAACGGCTTACTTAATCCCCTAAAAGTTTAGCCAGATCGAGCTTTACCGGCACCCGTTGTACGACTTCCTCTTCTCCAAAAAGCGACGGCGCGTAATGAATCACGGCACCCAGATCCCCATTCGTTACACGAATCCAAGTGCTGTTTTCGTAAATTCGGGGCTCCGCATTGCCGCCACCGGCGGCGAATGTAGCCACTACTTCTTTGAGTGTGTCTACCGTCAATTGGGTTCCATACGGACTTCCCCCAAATACGTTGATTGTACAATCAATCCCCACGTCCCCGATATCCAATGTCTCCAGCTTGTCAGCTAATTCACGTAACTGGACTGCTAACTTTTTCATTCTTGCCATTGTTTGTTCTTTCGATAGTAATTGAGCAGTCGTCGGCGATGCCGACTATAGAATTCTGCCCGTCTGTTTTGTTGAGTCATCATCGGTTGATGGGTCACATTGTAGGTGACCGTCATCAGGATTACGGCATCCCCGCCGCGTTTACAAATGAAGTTATACAGCACGCAACGAACGTGGAACTCAGTGTCGTATTCAACCAAGGCACCGATTTTCAGAATTCGAGCTTCCGGTATCTCGACTTCGCCGTTGACCCGCTCATGGATGCGGTCGTATGCATGGTCGCTGATTACGAGATACATTGCATGGTCATCTCCTATTAAAACTGGACATTTGGGTTGAGGTGTGGTAAAATGCGAAAAGCTAGTGAACGCGAATTCACTAGCTTTTCTAACCACGTAAAATAGGTAAGTATTTCAAATGGCTGATTACATTGTAGTGCATTCGGTAAAAGTTGCAACGGAATTTGTCCCGCAGACCTTCGGTCGTTTAACGACCATTGGTCCGATATTCTGGTTGCCGGTCGGATCGACAAAAAAGCATAGAAAGTACCAAGTGTGTCAGTGTGTTTGTGGGAATATAGTTTCATTAAGCGTGGCTGATTTAGTCACGTCACGAACGCAAAGTTGCGGCTGCCTCCATAAAGAGAGACTGCGGCAACGTCTAACAAAACACGGAAGATCGCATACCCGCGAACACGTAGCATGGACATGCCTCATCCAACGATGCTATAACCCAAATGACTGCGGATACGCTAACTACGGAGGACGCGGAATCCGCGTCTGCGATAGGTGGCTGGAACCGGACGGACAAGGGTTCATAAATTTCATCCAAGACATGGGTGAACGCCCATCTAAGGGACATAGCATCGATAGGATCGATGTAAATAGCCATTACTGCCCGGAAAACTGCCGATGGGCAACACGCACAGAACAGAACAGGAACCAAAGAACTAATCACGTATTGACTTTCAACGGTAAAACCCAATGCCTTGCAGCATGGGCAGAAGAGCTAGGGTACCACAAAGGTTTAATACGAGACAGATTATGTTTACTAGGCTGGTCTATAGACAAAGCCCTAAAAACACCACCTCGTTCTCGTAAACAGAAACCACGTTAAATTTCGTCCCAGTGGTCGCGATGGATAGCTATGCAGTCTCCCCAATCGACATCATTTAACATCTCTATGGCTTCCGCCATAGAGATCCAATTAGATGCCCAGTAGCGGCTCTCGGCGGCAAATCGGTAGCGATATTTACTGCCCAGTAATCTAATCGCCTCTTCTGTCACCCCGGCAAGTGATTGCAACAAGCACTTGCCGCCGTGGTACTCAATTGATATTCTGGGAGGCTTTATATCTCCTAGTGATCTAATAACGGCGGGTTCCCCGCCTTCGCAGTCCACCTTGATAAAATCGAAGGGCCCGAATACCTGCCAAATGGTATCCAACCGCATGGTATCGACCTTTCGGATATCAATATGCCGATCCCAGCCAAAAGTTTTAGAGGCTTCATTAGGCCAGGATGGACTAGAGCTACTGAATCGGTCGTCATGTCCTACATAAAATAGGATTCGGTCCTCCACGTCGCTTACAGCGACCGGCAGCACGACAGCGGCCCCGGCAGCCAACACCGCTTCGCGGTGCTCTGCTAAGGGCTCCGCCGCAATAACGGTAGCCCCGGCCTTGGCCGCTTCAGCGGTCCAAGCCCCGGTGTTCGCGCCTATGTCACAAACTAACCAACCCGGTTTCAAATCAATCAGCATGTTATTTACCCTTTGAGAGCGCCGCGACCAGAAAGGCCCCGACTAGAAGTTCAATTATCACATCCATTTTCAATCCCCTTGATTCAGAATTTCATAACTGGTTTCCGACGCGGCCACTATAGCCGCATCAATCATCGCATCAAGTGCGATAGTGTCATTGGCCAAGGCACCGGAACGCCTAGCTCCGTATCGTTGCACAATGTGCCGTATAACCCAGTCTGGATGCATCCGGCTACTTTTGTGCATGTACGGCCACAGATGCGGTTCTACCGCATTTTGGAGCCTTTGGGCGGCCTTGTCTAGACGGTCCTGGGTTACTAGCGGCTTTAGCCGCTCTCTAACCAGGGACTCGTCGGCCATTGTTCGGTCGAATTGGATTGAGTTCATTTCAATAATCCCCATCGCAGAGTATTCGGACGTGCCGATGATGTGTCGGAAGCGGAACCAATTGTACCGGCTTGATAGTCTGCTGTAGGCCCATTTGAATCAATTGGGTTTCAACCATAGTGATAGCCAATTGTACATTGTCTGCCGTAACGACTAAAGCCGTCCCGACAGGGTAATGTCCCTTAAAATCTGTACAGGTCCAGGTTTTCATCTGCGGTAAGTTCCTCTCCTTGCAATTGGGAAGTAAATCCAAGGCCGGACTTTCATTGCAGTCCGCCAATCCATCAAGCTGACGCAAAAGCAACCCGGTTGCCGGGTAGGCCAATTGAATTCCTCTAGGTCGTCATCCTTGCAGACATCGCCCCTAGTTCGTTTATATGCCATCAAGGCAGTTTCACCCTCTCGCCGGTATCGTTGATACCGGCTTAAATCGTCTTTATTCATCATTTTCCTCGACTCCGTAAATCTCTTTCCTTGCGATAGCCGCCATTTTTTCATTGCGAGCGCGAACATGATTCATGTTGTTCGTGCCGTCGTTCGGTCGTTCAATCCAACCTGTAGTCCCGTTGCCTGTAACAGGCCCGATAAACGTAGCCTCAGGATCAATGAACCGAATGGACCGCTTAATCCGATTAGCGGCGGCTAGGGTGAATTTGCGTTGTGTCGAAAAAACGTAATACATTTTCAAACTTCCTTCAAATTAGAGACGGGAAACGAGGGCACCGAGCACGAAGCCGACCAAGCCGGCTATCAGTGCGGTGTAGTAAGTTAGGCGGCGGATGCCGTCTACGGAATACCGGCGTTCGGAAGCGGCATAGCCGCTTAGGTAGGCCGATTGTTCGATATCATCAATTGGGGTATTCATGTTGGGATTGCTTTCGGTTGGAGTCGAAGTAGAGCGGCAACCTTTGCTTGCTCTTTACTGTCAGCATAGACCGCGAAGCGGTCACGCCATTCGTGATCGGCGTTGCCGATTGGGCAGCATTCGGCAACCCACCATCGATTGCGGATATCGATGTGTCTATCGGCTCTCCAATGGCGACCGTCGTCTAGTTTCCAGAATATGGTTGAGTTCATGCGAAATTAGCCTCATAACAGTAGTAATTGAGAATGGCTTTCGACAATCCGCGAACGGATCGCTTATTGGTCACCGCGACCAAACTTTGACCGTTGTAAACGGTCCCGTGAAACTGGGCACAAGCTGACTCTGGCGAATCAGCTTCGACGATCAATACTAGGCTGAAGCGGTTCGCTTCGAAGCTGTTTTTAGGATTCGGGGATGCAGAACGCATCGATTGGTTGGCGGCATTCCATCCGGTACGGATGACGTAGTAGGTTTTGAGTGGTTTCGGCATGGGTTTATCCTTTGTGTAGAGAATCCAAATTGACTTCAAGCCGTTTGCCGTCAATTTCTTGACGACCGCGAATACCAGCATCGTTCGAGCAATTGCACCCGGCGATACCGCACAAAGTACGCTTGGCTTTCTTGATTTGGTTGGCGTTGGGATACGCCACGGCAGTATGGTAGATATGGCTGAGGACTTCGCAGCGTAGATTTACGCTGGTATTGTGGAAATCGTTGGTGAGGGTTATTAGTCTCATGTTGGGATTGCTTTCTGTAATAGGTTAGCGAATTCGGCGAACTGGGCTAGCGTCAGATCGGTATCGACAGCATCCGCGAACGGATGCGACAGCCGCACGGAAACAAAATCCTTCGCGGGATTGTGCATATAGAAGCGAGTCACCGTCAGATCGCCCACTGAGGCGATCACTTCGCTTGATTTGACCGGGTTCAGGCGGTATCTCATTCTGATTCCTTAAATCCTACTAATTGGCGAAATGTGATTGGGCAGAAATAGGCCGAGGTCTGTAGCCCGTGATGGACCGGCTTCCGGCGATACAATTCAAAGGCTTCCATCTGGACGCCACCGCAATAGGTGCCGGTAACCCGGCGAACGCCGTAATTTTGCATGGTATCCCCGAAAAACTTCATGGCCGGGCGGCTAAAGAAGTTCGAGTTCGGATTGTATTCCTGGACGAAATACTTCAAATCAGAAGCGGTTTTAATTTGACTAGCTAACATTCCAATAATCTCCAAAAGGTGGGTAAGGTAAAACGGTAACCGGGACCGGCTAGCCGGGCGAGCTAGCCGGGAATCGGGTATCGTCTCAGTAATCCGAGAACAGGTCACGCAATTCAGTCAATTCAGCTTCATTGAAGAATCGACGGAATTTCAGGGCAGTTTGCAGACAGGCTTCATAAACCTTAGCCGCCTTGCGGCTATCGGTATCGTGGCCCAATTCACTAGCCCAATCTTCAAAGCAAGCGAAGTACACCACATCGGAATCCATCAACAAGCAATAGAAAACATCGGCTTTCGCGGGAGGCGCTAACGGTTTCGCCCTTAACCTGCGATACATATCGTTTTTGTAGTCGATTGTATGATTCAGTCCGGTTTCGCACGTTTCGGCTACCGCATCGCGGTAGATAACAAGGTTATTCCCGTGCTGATATTTAGGAATGTGCCCAACACCTTGCGAGTAATCGGTAGAGAATTCCGTCCGCCCGGCTTTCAGGGTTATAACCCAGTTGAGGTTGCATTGCTTTTCGTCGCGAGATCGCGACCTAGAAAACGGCACAAAGGTAGCCGAGTATTCGACTTTGGCGGTTAGCTCGTCGAAGCGAGCTTGGTTGAATGTTGCGGTTGTCATTTCAATAATCTCCAAGGAAAAAAGGGTTAAATCAAGAATTGAACAGTTCAGGATACACATTAACGGGGTCCGTCCGATCAAGACCTCGCATCATTTCACTGACCACGGAAAACGGCATCCAATTAGGTAGTTCCAGTATTACGGCATCGGTAATGCCATAGAATACTTGCCATTTTCCGGTTGTCTCGCATTTGTGTGCGTGGTATTTCATTTCAATAATCTCCAAGTGTTAGTAGTAAACAGTCCAAAATCCGTTGAAGAAAATATCAACGGATTCAATTCCGTCAAGGTCACTTAAATTCGGCGTGATTTTCCATTGTCCGTCAATCCATCCACGATAAAGCATAATTCGCAATCCTTTGCGGGGTAAAAAGTGTTATCGGTAAATCTGCGAATGCTGGGCTTCCAGCCATGTCAGCATCGCTTCATCACTACAAGCGGCTAAAATAAGTCGGAGGTTCGGACTATCCTTGCCGTATTCAAGGCGATACCGAGACGTTACCAAATGCGCTTCATCCTCGTCGAGATGCTGAATTAGGATTTCGATTCCATCAGGTACGGATTCGCTTTCCCATCTCATCACATAGCAGACATTCAGCATATCATCGACGCCCTTAATCCAGTTTGCGATGATTCGGTTGTAAACTAGCATTCGCATTTTATTTCCCTCAAATTTGGGTTATCTCGTTAAATCGTCATTTTGGCCCATTAGACGCGTTCCGCGTCTAACTGGTGTGGTTATAGCTATTCGGACGCGGAACGCGTCTACGGTGCCAATTTGGAGGTTTGGAGGGCTTTTAAGTCCCCGCACTCGGCAGCATGGCAAAAACAATCGGAAAATTGTCGCATAGCGTCGGCTAGGTCGGTTGCCAGTTGCGTTTCCAGGCCATAGTGAACGGCGTAGCCGTTTCGATGTTTGGTGACATATAGCCGGATATCGTCCTGCCGGATAACAATCGTTCCGGTAACTTTGACTTCCTGTTGGATGCCTTGCCAGTCGCGGTAGTTGTATCGGTACATTCAGTTTTCTCCTTTGTGTATTTCCTATCTTGCTGAATCGAGTTGATGTTGAAAATGGGCGGCTAGCTCTTGGGATAGCTGGGCGTTTCGGGCTTGCTGTTCAAAGTAGGCGTTTTCAAATTGTCCCGGCTTACATAGTCGCAGAGGATAAAAACTACCTAGTTGAGCATCCATTAGGATTTGCTTGGATTCCTCAAGGCTTGCCTTGCTGTATTCAGGCAATCTCTCACAAATCAAATCGTGGAGCATGTTGGCGAATCGGCACGCCGTTTGGAAGTAGTTGCAATGGGCGATACACGCCCCTGTATTCGGATCACTAACAGTGAAATCTTTAGCCCCTACTTCACGGACGACGAAAAAGCATCCGGGCACCCTATAGGCGGGGTAACTGATGCGAGTCAATCCATCTTCACATAAAACAGATAGAATTGTATTGGTTTTCATGATATTCCATTAGCGTAAAACGAGCGGGTAAAAAGAGTACACTGGCAATCCGGCTTCCCGGCGTGCCATTGCATCAAGAGCTTTATAGCAATCATATTCCGAGTCGCCCCGGCTGGGTTCGCTTGACATTCCAGGCGAGAATATCTCGCCAATGGCACTAAGCGCCCGGTATTCGTCGGACCATTGGCCGGAATGCCATTGGGAGAGATGCCAATACGCGGCGACTAGCAATGAATCCAGCGATACGTACGAGCTTTCACCTATGTAGATCCAATCGTCATTGTCGCCGGGATAGTCGCTTATCAGTCTCGCAAGCAAGTCTAATGCTTGCACTGTTTTGGCGTAGGTTAGCGGCGGGTTCCGGTGGAAGATCGATTTGTAGATTGCCGTATGCAATGCTTTGATTTTCGGAATGTGGTTTTTCATTTCAAATTTCCTTGGTTTAGAGGTATCTTTCGGCAATATCGCCCCACGAACTCACAATAAATCGGCTTTTGTAGTAACAAATTGTGAGATCGTAGGTTTCGCCGGTGTGGAGGTATTGGATAGTAAATACATCCTGCCCATAATCGCTAGTAGTGCCCTCAACTCCGAATGTACCCAAATCAGGGTATCGGGCTTCCGTTAATTGCAGGGCGTGAGCTACGGCATGCGATGGATGCGCATATCTGTATTCAGGGGAGATAATCAGTTTGTCGAATTGTCGCTTGGCATAGTTGCGGGCTTTCCGCAGATAGTCCAATCGGGATTGTGTGCTTTGTTGCTGGATCATGGTTTATTCCGTTCTAAAGTACGTTAGCTAGTGATTTTCGCAGCGACCGGAATATAGAAAGATGGAATTTCAAAGCGGATAGCATATCTTGAATTGTGCTGAATTGTTGCTCCAAAATACCGCAATTGTCCGCCATTTCGTTATCGGTGGTATATTCCAGCAATACACGGAACCCGCCACCGTCGCGGGTATTTCTTTCCACTACTCCTGATATAGAATAGTTCGTGCGGATATAATACCGGCGTTCTATCGCCGAACTGTCACATTCGACAATGCATTCAGTATGTAGTCCGGATTCTATTAAGTGCGATTGTAATTTGTCCTGTACAGTATCGATACGGGTTTTGGTTGCCATGATATCTCCAATCTAAAGGTTAACAACGGTCGTCACATGACGACCCCAGAGCATACGGCGGGACTCGAACCCGCCGCTAACCGGCTTGTATGCTATACAATCCAATCGGCATAAGCGCCGACGCATCCATCCCGCCAACAATAATCGGAGCCCGCCCAGCTATCAACGGGCATTCCTTGGATTCCAAGAGCTTTCTTGATTCGTCGGCTTACGGTTCTATCGCTTGCGGTTGTAGGCACTACAACCGTGCGACGGCGCACCCAACAGTAGTTGCCACTCCAAGAGCCCCCTTCGTTCCAAAGGTCAGTACATTCGGCACGAATGAAGGCAATTGGGGTACTTTGTTCGCAGATCATTATCATTTTCGGTTACTTTCTTGGAGTTCAGCCATTATGTCGGCCAATTGGTTATCTAGTTCCGGATAGCTATTCCCATACAATTGCACAAATAAGCTGGGGTACAATTCAAAAACCGCAATCGCTTTGGTATCGGCCAACAATCGATTCAGGCCAAATCTATTCCGTAGGTCACATACGTCAAGACGTAGGATAGGCATTCCGCCTATGCCTATATCTTCATTCGTGGCATACCATATTTCTCCGTTCATTATTTACAATTCTCCAGTTGGAGTAAACGAAAAAAGGGAGCCAACAATTGGCTCCCTTGAAACCGACAATCTAGCATTGCACTAGAAAGGAGCGGTCTAAACTGAATCGGATTAACTAATTCCTATCGTCTAGATTCTCATATCGGTGGGTTGTTTTGTATTTCGTAGTCTCTATTCCTATCGCCCATTCTGGGTTAGCAAACTGCTAACAATTCCTAGTTGCTAGCCATTTCTTTGTTTGCTGTCATTTCCTTAATTCGATAGTTGGAGTCATTTTCGCGGACTCCACAATACTTTCCCTATAGCTCTATTGTGGTGACATTGCCATATCGTAAGGTAGTCCCCTAAGAAAGGTTTGCTACGATATCGCCCACAATCGCTAACTAGGTTATCCGTTCCCAAAATACGGCAGAACGAACAACCGAGAAACTATTGTTTCGCGACTAACGGGAGTGGACTACTTTTGAAGGTAATCCTATCGACCCTCCCGATAGATTAGACGATATTGCTATTCGTCATTCCCCAACCAGTATATGGGGATTAGTGGCTATCCAAATTGTCAAAGATCGGACGGTTTACCAATACAGCCAACTATTCGGTTGGGTAATACGGTGGGGTTGTTTCCCATGCGTAGGGTATCGGTAAACCAGGAATGGCGGACTAGGCCGGATGCGTAAGCAGTCGAAAGCGACTCCTATAACGAGTAATCGGTATATCGGAGATACTGGAAACCGCTTCCCGTATCCTAGGGCCTTTAGGCCCTTCGTCGCCTAAAGGCGACCCGGTTTCCATCAGCTTCTCAGCCGGTTTCCACCGCGTCACCGTTTCCCGGCGACGTATGCATGATATCGGCAGCCACTAGCCAAAGCAATAGCCAATATCCTAGAATTCTGCCAAGAATTACCAAAATAAGGCTCTGGACCAACAAAAACACTAGGAAACAATCTTCCCAGTGTTTTCTAAGATTCCCAGTACCATTCCTCACTAGACACTTAGTATTTGCGAAAGGGCTTAGAGGCCAAAAACCTAAGTCTTTACTACATAAAGACTTACGAAAAACGAGAAATAAAAATACCGGTCAAGGGGTAGCCTAGGCCTGCATAGCAGGCCTAGGCATAGAGGGCCTGCATAGCAGGCCTAGGCATAGAGGGCCTGCATAGCAGGCCTAGGCATAGAGGGCCTGCATAGCAGGCCTAGGCATAGAGGGCCTGCATAGCAGGCCTAGGCATAGCAGGCCACATGGTAACCGAACTTAAGGTGCAAGGGAGTTAGGCAGATGCTGCATTCGTAGGCAAGGGGGGTCATATTAGCCGGGCTTATATCCGGCTTGCCGGATGGGCGGATGGTTCAGACCCCCTAATATTTTTATCAAAATATTAGAAATACCG